ATCCCCGTTACAGGCGGACCGCGTGAATGTCGGCTCCCTCTTCACCGGGATCGGCGGCTTCGACCTCGGACTCGAACGCGCCGGGATGCGGATCGCGTGGCAATGCGAGTCCGACGAGTTCTGCCGTCGAGTCCTTGCGCGCCATTGGCCGCACGTACCTTGCTACCCCGACATCAAGACCCTCAGCGCGGACGTTGTGGAACCCGTCGATGTTCTCTGCGGCGGCTTCCCGTGCCAGGACATCAGCCTCGCTGGCCGTGGCGGTGGGATCGATGGGGCACGCTCGGGTCTTTGGGCCGAATACGCACGACTCATACGCGAGCTACGACCCAGCTACGTCATCGTGGAAAACGTCGCAGCTCTCCTTGCTCGAGGAATGGGACGGGTACTCGGAGACCTGGCCGCGTGCGGGTACGACGCGGAATGGGACTGCATACCGGCTTCGGCCGTTGGTGCCCCTCACCGCCGCGACCGAGTCTGGATTGTGGCCTACCCCCGTAGCGCACGACGACGGGAAGACACCAGAAGCCCACTTGGCGATGAAGGCACGAATGCCGGGCGGGCCACGATCAACGATCACATCGCTTGCGGTGATGGTGAAGGCAGTGGAGCGCGGAATGTTCCCAACGCCGACGACGAAGAACAACATGCTCTCGCCGTCAATGCAGTGGTGGCCGGCGCACCGGAACCTGCTGATCCCAACGCCGACCGCGAGCGATGGCAAGGGCGGTGGCCGGATTCAGGGACCGATGGAAAGCCGCGGCCGGACCCGACACTCGAACTTACGGGATTGGGTGAAGACACCGACGGCTGCGCCTTGGAGTCATGGCGGGTCGGGGGGCGAGCTGCACAAGCAGGTGGCCCCGAGTGGTGGGCCGTTGAACCCCCAGTGGGTCGCGTGGCTCATGGGGTTCCCGATCGACTGGACCAGCTTGCCGCCCTCGGAAACGCGCTCGTCCCGCAGATCGCGGAATGGATCGGCAGGAGGCTGATGTGCGCCTAGCGGATTCGAACCCCAGTTCCGATTCGCAAACCCCCGCCCCTGGCATCCGTTGCCCGAATTGCGGCGACGGCGCCGAGAAGTGCATGTACTGCCACGACCTTGCGGTTCCCGACTGGGAAGCGATCTGCGACTGCGGCCTCCTCAGCCACGGCTTCCACCTGATCGCGTGCGAGATCAGCAAGACACCCGAGCCTCACGCCGGTGGGGCGAAACGCATGGAAGGAAAGGTGATTGAGAGTTGAACGCCTTCACACCTGCGTACTGGCTCTTACCGTTATGGCCGCTGGTGGGGTTCGCGGCGCGGCTGCGACCAGACATTGGCCCGACCCTCCCGCTTGGTGGGCCCGAGCCGCCGAGTGCGTCCACCGCTACGAATCCACCGACTGGCACCAGCGCGGCTACTACAGCGGCGGCTATCAGTTCCTCGACTCGACCTGGTGGAGCGTCGGCGGCCGCCGAGGGACCCGCGCCGCCGACGCCACGCCGGCCGAGCAGACCTGGCGTGCCTGGCTCCTCTACCAGCAGGTCGGCTGGTCCGCGTGGCCGACAACCTCACGGATGTGCGGGCTGAGGTGAAGCCGAAGCTGCACGGGAAGGCGCTCGACGGCTCGGTCCTCAAGCTCGTCGGGCTCGGAATGGCCGACGGGCAGCTCGAGCAGGCCGACCGTTGGCTGGAGATCACCGCTGGGCGTCTGTCGCATCCGCGGCTCTACAACGGCCGCCCGCCGCTCGTGGTCGCGCTCGAACACCTGCGCTCGGCCTGCGGCTGGCTGACCGCTGCCGCCGAACACCCATGAATGAGCGCGCCTGGGAGCTCCACCTCGAAAACGTCGGCCTCCGCCGGCTCGTCAAGGACCTGCGCGGCCGGATCGACATCCTCGAACACCAAGTCGACTACTGGCGTAACCGCGCCCTCAACGGCCGCACACCAGGGCGCGCAACCCGCAAACGCGACAAGGAGACCCGATGACTACAGCACCCGCGACCACCGACCTCGCCGTGCCGCCACCACGGCCACAACAGCAGCTCGAGCTCGACCGCTACGCCCGGCTCGGCACCTGGCTCGCCGCACTCGAATCCGGGAAGGACGACACGAACAGTCGCGGCGCCGCCAACGCGCTCCGGTTCTACTACGCCGAAGAGCTCGAGCTGCCAGCCACCGCTGTCGCCGAGATCACCGTGATCAACGGGAAGCTGTTCATCGGCGCGCAGCTCCTCCGAGCATTGGCGATGCGGGCCGGCTACCGGGTCGCGCGGATCGAGTCGACCGACGAGCTCTGCACCGCGCAGCTCTTCCAGGATGAGCGGCTGCTCGGCTCGACCACCTACACGATCGAGGACGCCCGCAAGGCCGGGCTGATCCGCGAGCGCTCACCCTGGAAGACGCATCCAGCACGGATGCTGTGGGCGCGTGCATCGACCTTGGTGATCCGCGACTTCGCGCCGGCGGTCTCGCTCGGGATGTACAGCCAGGACGAGATCCAGGAGGTCGCACCGGTGGCCTACGACGAGGATCCGTCGATCCCGTTCGGCGACAGCTATGACCCCGAGGCGGTCGTGATTGAGCAGCTTGAGGAGATGGCTGACGAACGCGGCGACCCGGGACACGACGAAGATGAGTGAGCTCGCGCTCGTCGAGCAGCAGATCGCCGAGCAACCACAGCTCGTCGTCCCGTTGAGCGGCGAGCTTGTCGACCTCCGCAACGTCAACGACGTCGCCGCCGCGCTCGGCCAGGTCCGCGAGATGAAACACCAGCTCGACGGCTGTCGTGCCGTGCTGGAGCAGGTGCTCCGCCTCGAAGCCGTCCGCCAAGGCACGAAGACGCTCCACCTGGAACGGCAGACAGCCGTCATCAGTGGCGGCGAAATCGTCGAGTACGACGGCGCGCAGCTGATCGAACTGCTCGAACAAGCAGGGATGCCAGCCGAACGGATCAGCGAGATCGTGCAGACGATCGTCAGCTACAAGGTCAACGGCAGCGAGGCGAAACGAGCCGCCGGCGCCAACCCCGACTACGCCCACGCGGTCGAACAGACACGATCGGTGAAGAACGTCCCGTGGCGGGTCAGCATTCGCCGGTGACGGCATGGAAGGACCTGGAACGACGCGTCTGCCGCGCGCTCGGCGGCCAGCGCGGAGGACCGCAAGGCGCAGCCGTCAGCGACTGCGTCGGCGTCCCGTTCAGCGTCGAGATCAAACGCAGCTCACGCCCGGGCCCACCCGTGCTCACCGCCTGGATCACCCAAGCCCGCGAGCAAGGCCGCCGCGAAGGGAAACCATGGCTCGTCGTCGTCGCCGGCCACAACGACCGCCGCCCGATCGTCGCCCTCGACTTCTGGGCGTTCGCCGAGCTCGCGCAACGAGCCGGTTTGATCCCGACACCGCTCGATGTCGACCAAGACGAGGCCGTGTAGACCGAACCAGCATGGGGGGAAACATGATCGAAGACGAACGCTGGATCATCGTTCCCCACTGGAACCGCTTCCAGCACTACACCGACCGCAACCCACCCTGGATCAAGACCTACACCGAGCTGCTCCACAACGACGACTGGCTCGCGCTAACAGACGCTCAACGAGGGGTCCTACTGACGATTTGGCTGGAGTTCGCTGCATCTTGCGGGCAGCTTAGAGTGTCAAGAATGTCGCTCAAGGTACGCTCACAAACGCTCCAACGAAACCTGGAAGTGCTCAACCATGCGGGTTTCATCCGTGTTGTTGCTAGCAAGCCGCTAGCACTCGCGCGCTCACAAGAGACAGAGACAGAGAAGAGAAGAATTAAGGCGGAGCGCTCACGCGCAGAAACCCCAAAGGCAAAACCCGGCGGCGACGAGCAAAGGATCAACGCCGGCGCCTACTCCAAACACCAACCCACACCAGCCCCCGAAGCAGACGAGCAAGTACAACTCGAACGGATCGAGGCCTACGCGCTCCAACTCGCCCAGGCAGCACTCAAACGCGGCAGCCAAGAGGGCTGAAATGGCATCTGACTCGCGGTGCGCGGCGAACGGGAGAGTTGTCTCAGCTGGCACCAAGCAGGGGCTCGCTCAGTGCCGGAAATCGAGGTTTCTATCCGCTAGGCGGCAGAAAGCGCTATTTGCAGGACAAACGCATGCTCGAGCTTGGCTCGGGATGGTTGACCATCCACACTTCGTGCATATACTCGGCGCTATGCAGGGCTCTATGCAGCCTGCGACCATCCCTCAGCGCAGCTCCACGGCCATCCCTTCGGCCGGCCGCCAGGCAGTGACGGCCGAGGGTGGCGGGGGGGCGGTCGGATTCGCGATCGATCGCGGGCGAGCGGCAGCCTCGCTGTCAAAACCGCCAGATGTTTTGTTGCCTACTGAGAAAGCACGCCGTGTCGCTGCGCTGGTGCTCCTCCTCGAGGGTTTTCACGAGTTGCGTGATTCGCTCCGCGGCGGGGATGGTGACACTTTTCGTGATGGGGGTTTGCTGCTTGCCCCGCATGAGAGCGACTGCCGGCTGTTGCGCCGTGGCAGTGAGTGCACCTGCGTTTTGAGTGGTGTCGCTGAGCTCGAGCGCCTGTTGCAGCGGATGCGCTTTGAGCAGCCGCGGCTCCGCTTCCACGTCGTCGCGTACTTCGTCGATGCCGAGCAGAGGGGTCGTTGGGAGCCGAGGAAGGCTCGTCGCCGGCGGCCTTGGCAGCCGTATGCGTACCGGAGGTTCGTCGTCAGGGACGCTAGGGCCGATAAGGCCCTGGCCGTGGAGGGCGTCGGCTGGCTCGCCGAGCGTTGGGATCTCCGCGATGTGAGGGGGGAGCTTGTCAACCCCTGGCTGGTCGCGCCCGGTGTTGACAATGCGACCTTTGCGCGGCTAACGTCCGTCCATTCTCCACCCCTGCGCTCTGCGTCCACATGAGACGGGCGGAGATCGAGCAGCAGGAGGAGCATGCCCGGGTCAGGGGCCCGTGCCTGGAGGGGGACTGGAGACGGCTCGAGCGGTTGCTCGCCGACGGGGTCGAGCCTTCGAAGGCTGCTCGTTCGTTCGGCCGCACGCTGACGGATTTCAGGAAGACGGATTACTTCCGCCACCAGCGCATGCTTGGTCTCAGCAGGGAAGCGAGGGCGGATGTCGCCGACCGGACGCTCGACGAGTGGGCGCATGCCCCCGATGCCAGCGACACGATCAGGGTCTATTGGCATCGCTACACCGCCAACGCAGCCGGCAGAGGCATTGAAAGGCAGCAGTTGGAGCTGACGGGGAGGTTGGAGCATGTCGAGGACCGAAGTGCCAGCCTCGCCGATGTCGCCAGGGTTCTCGAGCAAGCAGGAGCGCTCAAACAGCTCGAGCGCGGCGACGCTGCTGAGCTCGAAGTGGCCGATGCTGGAGAGCCTGTGGCCGCACCTGAGGAGTTGCTCGGCGAAGCAGGCGGCGTTTCTCAGCCTTGACTGCTTGGAGGCGGGTTATGGTGGTGCCGCGGGTGGCGGCAAGTCGGATGCGATCCTCGCGGCCGCGTTGCAGTACGTCGATGTTCCCGGTTACGCGGCCCTGATCCTGCGCCGCAGCTTCAGCGATCTCGCGCTTCCGGGCGCGGCGATGGCCCGCTCGAAGGAGTGGCTGACCGGGAAGGGGAAGTGGAACGAGCGCGAGAAGACGTGGACGTTCCCGGCCCCGGCAAGCTTGACCTTCGGTTATCTCGAGGCCGAGGACGACGTCTACCGTTACCAGTCCTCGGAGTACCAGTACATCGGCTTCGACGAGCTGACCCAGTTCAGCGAGCAGCAGTACCGCTACCTGTTCAGCCGGCTGCGCCGGGTGACCGAGATCGAGGTCCCGCTGAGGATGCGCTGGGCCTCGAACCCGGGCGGGGTCGGGCACGGCTGGGTGAAACGAAGGTTCATCGACGACCCGGCCGAGGACACCGTCTTTGTCCCCGCACGGGTCGCCGACAACCCCGGCCTGGAGGCGGACGAGTACGTCACCAGCCTGAGCCATCTCCCTGAGACCGTTAGGCAGCAGCTGCTCGATGGTGACTGGGGCGCGTTCGAGGGGATGGCGTTCCAGCTCACGGCGGAGCATCTGGTGGAGGCGTTCGAGCTCCCGGACGGCTGGTACCGGTTCGAGAGCATGGACTACGGGCTCACGAACCCGACCTGTTTCCTCGCCTGGGCGGTCGACTATGACGGCAACCTGATCAGCTTCGGCTCCTATTACCGGCCGGGGCTGCCGTCGGAGACGGCGCCGATCGTGTTGAAGTTGCGGCAGCTGTGGCGGACGCAGGCCTGCTGGGGCGACCCGTCCTCGCTGGCGGCGCCGACGAGCACGGTGAACCGGTTCGGGATGCCGTTGACGATCGAGCAGGAGTTCGCCGACCACGGCTTGCAGATCGCGAGAGCCAACAACGAGCCCCGCGCGGGCTACACCCGGCTTCGGGAGCTCCTCCGCCTCGACCCCGGGCGCCGCTTCCCCGACTGGCACCCGCGCCGGGGTGAGCCGGGTGCCCCGCGCTGGTTCATCGTCGAGCGTGCCTGCCCCGAGCTGTGTGAGCAGCTGCGGACGGCGCCGTTGCAGCCGGTCGACCGCCGCTGGGCGGGGGAGATGATCGACCCGTTGTGGGAGGGCGCGCACGGTCATGCCCTCGCGGCGGCCCGCTACGGGGCGATGTCGAGGCCGGCACCGAGCGTCGCTCCGCCCGACCCGCTGGAGACCGAAGCGGAGCGGGTCGCGTGGTTGCAGCAGCAGGCGCTGAAGCAGTGGACAACCCCGAGAGAGCAGCGCCGGCCGAGCTACCAGCTCTAGGAGGAGTGGATGAGCGTCGAGTTCCAGAAGAGCGAGCACGGGAGCGAGGGGCATCTGGCCCAGTTCCCGGGCCAGTGCCTGTGCGGGTCGCAGAAGGGGCCGATCGTCGACACCTACATGGACAAGCCCGGCTACGGGCGTGTCTATCTCTGCCGCCTCTGCACCACCCGTGCCGCACGCGCGTTCGGGCTCGTGAAAGGGTCGGAGCATGAGCGGCTCGAGAAGGTCGCGGACGAGATCGCGCAGGCGGAGAAGGAGATCGCCGAGCGGCAGAAGCTGCTCGACCGGCTGACCAAGAGCCTGGCCGAGAAGGAGCAGAAGATCTCGGGGCAGCAGGCCTACATCGAGACGCTGACCACCGACCTCACCCAGATGCGCCACCTCGCGAGCCTGGCGGCGACACCGTTGAAGGAGCTGATCGAGGTATGAGCGAGCGCAACCTCGCTTCCTTCCGCGAGGCCCGCCAGAAGCTGCTCGACGACAAGCCCGGCAGCGGGGTGCCGCTCGGCTCGATCCGCGACGTCACCTGGGTGCACCAGCGGCACGCCATTTCGCAGGGTTACAACTCGGTGCTCGAAATGGCGTTGGACGAGCTCGCCGCCGAGCTGGCCGAGTTGAAGACGCGGGTGAGCGTGCTTGAGGAGCGTTTTGCTGGCGGTTAGTGGCCACAAGACCTGTCGGACCTGCGGGAACGCCAAGCTGCTCTCGGAGTTCGACAAGTTCAAGAAGTACGATCGGCCCAACAAGCCGGTCTACTTCTCCAGTGATTGCAAGGCATGTCGATCGGAGAAGGCACGACGAGCTCGTTATGGCACAACACTTCTTGCGGAGATCGAGAAGCAGGGTGGCATTTGCGCTTTGTGCCAGGTGGAAGCGCCGACCTGTCTTGACCACGATCACAACACGGGAAAGCTGAGAGGCGCCGTCTGTCGTCGCTGCAACTTCGCGTTGCACTACTTCGACGACCCTGAATGGCGCACCCGCCTGGAAGCTCATCTTGCCCGCGGTAAGTGAGGCACAGAGAGCATGGGCCTTCGCGGTGAAGGGTCCGACATGGGCACGCGCGCATCACTTCGATACGCCCGGGAAACTCCCGAAGTACATCCGTAAGCGGCGCTCGGCCTCACCGATCGCCACATCTCTCATGCGAGGAGGATCACGTTGAGCGCGACCGCGACGAAGGACAAGACCGACGAGACCGCTGACGAGGCGGCCGTCGACGAGGTGAAGCCGGAGCGGGTCCCGGCCGACACCGCCGCCGAGCTCGAGCGGGTGAAGCAGATCATCGGTGCCCAGCTCGGTCTCGACATGCGCTCCCCCGGGCAGGTCGCGCAGGCAGAGCTCGACGAGGAGGAGGCGCAGGCCCAGCTCGAGGCGGAGCAGAAGCAGGCCGCCGAGGAAGAGGCGAAGGCCGAAGCGGAGGCCGCGAAGGCCGAAGCGGAGGCGGAGAAGGCGGCGACGAAGAAGTGACCTGGGTCGCGCTCGGTAGCCTCGCCGTGCTCGCGCTCGGCCTCTACTCGTGCGTGATGCTCGTCCGCGGGATGGTGCGCCAGCAGGCGCGCGAGCGCGAGCTCTTGCTGAACCAGATCATGCATCTGGCCGGCCGCACCTGGCAGCCGCCACCCATGCCGGAGCCGCTCGGCCTCGATGACGAGGAGCTGATGCTCGTCGATCCCTCCCAACTGCCGGAGTACTGAGATGGCCGTGACCCGATCGCTCTTGTTCCTCGTCGCCGCGGCGGCCTGCTTCGTGGTCGCGCTCCTGATCGCGATCAACGCGATCTCGAGCGGTAACTTCGACGCCTGGCTCGCGGGCGGGCTGCTCTCGTTCGTGCTCGCCCATATCCCGTGACCAGCCTCGCCGTCGCCGAGAACGGCACCCTGACCCCGCTCGAGGGGCTCGCGAAACCTGTCCGCGACCGGATCCGGCAGGGACGCCAGTACAGGCGCACCTACATGGAGCCGACCTGGCAGCTGAACCTGGCCTACGCGTCGGGGAAGCAGTGGCTCGGCTGGCACGATTCGAGCCGCACCCTGCGGACGATCCAGGAGCTCGACCCGCGCTACAAGGGCCGGGAGCTCTACACCGCCGACGTGATCACCGAGTACCGCACCACCGCGCTCGGGGAGCTCGGCTCCGACAACGACCTGCCGCAGCTGCTGTTGCGGAGCGAGGACCAGTTCGCGGAGGAGTACCAGGCGCAGCT